ATCGAAACGCCGCGTATCTGCGGCTCGCACTCCATTTCAGAAGGATGGCAGACCATGTCGGATGAGCTGAACGAGCTCCAGTCGATCACCCACGAGTACCGCAAGAGCCTTGCGGCGTACGAGCAGCGCACCGGCCGCGCCGGCAGCACCGTCGACGCCATGGGCAGCGGCGAGGACAAGCAGAAGTTCGCGCGCATGGACGCCGACCTGTCGGCCGTCGAGGCGCAGGCACAGGTCCGCGCGCTTGAGGCGCGCCTCGCCAAGCTTGAGTCGGCCCCGACCCTTGAATCGCGCGCGCCGGCCGTCAAGAAGCAGGACGAGGAGTACAGCGCGCGGTGGTTCCGCGCGATGATCGGCGGCGACCGCGCCGAGCTCCGCGCCATGGCGCTCAGCACCAGCAACGCGCCGGTGCCGACCGACATGGAGCGCCGCATCGTCAACAAGCTGTACCAGGCGAGCGTCATCCGCCAGCTTGCGTCGGTGAGCTCCATCGACTCCAACCGCCAGATCACCGTCGAGGCCGGCACGCCGACCGCCGCGCTGGTCGCCGAGGCCGGTTCGATCACGCCCGCTGACTTCACGTTTGATCGGATCACGGTCAACCCGTACAAGTTCGTCGTTGCGACCAAGATGTCGCAGGAGTACATCGACGACGCCATCGGCAACGGCGGCATCGGAACCTTCCTCAACTGGGCTGCCGAGCGCTTCGGCGTCGCGCTCGCGCGCGAGACCGAGGAGTACTACACCATCGGCACGAACACCTCGCAGCCGCAGGGCATCGGCGACACGACGTCGACGTCGTGGGCGAGCACCAACAGTGGCCGCATCATCAATCAGGGCGTCGCCCTCACCGAGGATCAGACCGTCACCAACATCACGGCCGACAACGTGATCGACTGCGTGCACGCCGTCCCGCCGGCATACCGCACCGGACGGTTCGCCATCCTGACTTCGGACGCCTGCATCAAGGCGATCCGCAAGCTCAAGGCGAACAACGAGTACATCTGGCTGCCCGGCGGCGCCGGCAACAACCAGGGCATCACGGTCGGCGCTCCAGGCACCATCTACGGCGTGCCGTACTACGTCAACGAGTGGATGCCGAGCACGGCGGCGCAGACCGGCACCAGCGCGAACGTGCGCGGCTCGGCGCTGTTCATCGTCGGCAACTGGGAGTACTTCGGCATCTACGACCGCACCGGGATGCAGTCGATGGTCGATCCGTACTCGGCGGCCGCGACGCTCGAGACCACCATGTACATGTGGATGCGCACGGATTCGAAGATCATCGATCCGGCCGCATTCGCGGCGATTTACGCGCCGAACGCCAGCTGATCCATTCTCCCCATGGGGTTGCGCGGGGAAACCCGCGCGACCCTTTTCCATGTCGGTACCGCTCTCAACCATCAAGTCGGCGCTCAAGATCGACTACACGGACGATGACACGGAGCTGATCCGGCTCCGCGAGGTCGCCAACGTGTACGTCGAGAAACGCACCGGGCTTGCGCTCAGCGCGCGAAGCGAGGCGCTGTACCTTTCGACGTGGACCGATTCGCTGATCCCCGTGGCACCGTACACGGGGCTCACGCACGTCAGGTACTACGACCCCAGCAACGCGCAGATCACGATGCCGGCGACCGACTACTGGATCGACCAGTCGGACGGACCGATGCCGATCATCCGGTTCAAGAAGACGCCGTCGCTGTACGACGGATCCGTCGTGATCGTGACCTACACCGCCGGGTACGCCAACATCCCCGACCCGCTGGTGCACACCATCATCTCGCTCGTCGGCGGTTGGTACAACAACCCCGAGTCGATGCAGCCCATCGGCCTCAACCCCGTGCCGTTTGGGGTTGACGCCATCCTCGACATGTACGCCGTGCGGAGTCCGATCCGATGATCTCTGGCGGCGTCCTGCAGTTCAAGGCGACGCGCCTGGCGGCATCTCAGTCGCAGGATGCGCTCGGCATGCGCACAGACGTATGGGACGAGGCGGGAACGTTCCGCTGCGACCTACGCAACGACTCGACAACCGAGCAGCAGTACGCCGACGGCGTCGCCGTGCGGCGCACGTGCGAGGTCCGCGCGCGCTGGCAGGCGGTGCAGGGCGTCGGGCTTACGGAGGTCGACCGGCTCGACGTGCGCGGGCGCATCCTGCGCGTCCAGTCGATCCGCAACCTCGATGAAGCCGACCGCGTCGCCGTGATCCTCTGCGAGGAGATCGACTAATGGCGACCATCGAGGAAGCCGTCCGAACGATGCTCATCGACGGCACCGAGCTCTCGGCAGCCGGCATCGACGTGCCAGACTCCCGCGTCACGCACGGCTACCGCCTGCAATCGACGGCATTGCCTGCAGTCACGTACGAAGTGTCGAACCAGGCGACTTCCGACGTTGCGCGCGGCATTATGCAGGGCGAGCTGGCCGTCACGGGCATCGCCGAGACCAGCATCGACGCTGCGACGATCGGCGACGCCATCGATACGGCGCTCGATACGGGGACCTTTAGCGGCATCGTCATTGACGCCATCGTCATCACAAGCAAGACCCTCGCGCCGCCTACCGTCGGGCTTGGCGACGAGCAGGAACCAGCGACGGTGACGGTCAACGCAACGATCTACTGGAGGCCGTGAAATGGCTGTCTACAACACGTCAGGCTTCATCTTCACCGTCGGCGGCACCGCCGTCCCCGGCATTGTCGACGCTTCCGTGACGCTGACCCTTGAAACCGTCGACGTGACCGAAATCGGCAACACCGACCGAGCGTTCGTCAACGGCATTCGCACGGGCAGCGCGTCGGGCAACCTGTACTACGACCAGGCCAACACGCAGATCGCGGCGCTTGAGGCAGCGGTGCGGTCTGGCGCGACGGTGGCGTGCGTGTTCACCCTGCACGCTAGCGCGACTATCACCGCGACGGCGTACGTCACCAGCTGGAACCCAAGTGTTGCGGTGTCCGACGTGGTCCGCGTGGCGTTCGAGCTGCAGTTCACCGGGGCGTACACCATTGCCTGACATCCGCGCCATACTCGCGCTTGAGCCGGTTCCATTCCAGTGGAACGGGCACACGTTCCACCTGTCGCGGCCCACGCTGCTCGACCTGATCGAGGCCATCGACATCAACACGCAGGACCCAAAGCGCGGCCGGCAGTTCGGGCTCTACCGTCACCTCCACACCGAGGACGGGCAGCCTGTGTTCCTGAGCATCGAGGCCGCTGGCGGCTGCCCTGCGGGGCTTGCCGCGAAGGCGGTGCCCATGATCGAGGCGCTGTACAGCGAAGGCGCGGACTAGGCCGGGACGCGCGGCAGCTGCTCGCGCGCGTCCTTCGGAACAGACGGGCGGCACCTTGGGAACGGTCTGTGCTTGAGCTCATCGTCGAGCTTGACGTGCCGGACTGGAAGGGCATTAGAAGGCGACTCGATGAGCTCTCCAAATCTAACCTTCAATCCCAACCCGCGAGATCTGAAGCAGATCCGCGACGCCCTGGACGAGTTTGAGATCAAGGTGCAGGACAAGATCGTGCGGCAGGCGTTGACGGCATTCTCGCGCGAGGAGATTGCAGCCATCCGCTCGCGCAACGACCTGAACCCCAACCATCTCAAGGGCAAGCGAAAGATCTACAGGTCGGGCATCGCGTGGAATAGCGTGGCGTATCTGGCCGCGCCACGCGGCGCTGGCGACGGTCTTGGAGGCCGTGCAAAGCGCAAGGCATACGACGCCGCTGGCGTCGGTTGGCGCTCGCACTTCACCGAGCTCGGGTTCCACAGCTGGGCCAAGGGCATGTCGCACGCTGGCAAGGCGCTCGGGCAATCCGTGCGTGGGCGCGCCTGGAAGCGCGGGTTGCGCCACCGTGGTCGCGGCGTCTATCACCGAGGCACGCGCGCCAGCGAGCTGGTCCACCGCGCGTTTGCGCCAAGACTGCTGCAGCACCTGTGGCGCGCAATCAGCGAAACCAAGGTCAGGAGGGGACGATGAAGCTTCCCACGCTCAATGTCGACGTTAAGGTCAATACGGCCGGCATGAAGAAGCAAGTCGCCGAGGCAAACAAGCAGCTGCAGGGTATCGGCGGCAAGGGCCTGGCGTTCGCCGGCGGCGCTGCTGGCAAGCTCGGCAGCCTCGGCGCGCTCGGCGGCACCGCCGGCAGCCTCGCCATCGGCGCGGGCGGCATCGCGCTGGCGGCCGCTGCCCCCGTCAAGCTCGCGGGCGCAATCATGGATTCGTTCCGCGCGACCGTGACCGAGGCCAACAAGACCCTTTCTGAGTTCGCCAAGACGGGCAAGACCACGACGATGAGCGCCGTCCAGGCGGCGAGCATCGCGGCGGCTGCCGGTCCGCAGGATCAGTTCAAGCCGGCGGGATTCTTCGGTGGACTCTCTCGAGGGTTCGGCTCGGGTGGCGAGAGCGTCATCTCCAACTGGGCGAGCAACCTTGAGAAGGGCGCGAGCTGGTTGGGAACCTTCATCGGCGCTGCGCTCGGCAACTTGGGCGGGCAGCGCGACATCGATGAGATCATGCGCGAGGCCGACCTGTCGGTGGTTGGCAGCGAGCAGGAAGCGCGTACCCTGTACTCGCGCGAGGAGCTGCGGGAGCTCGACAGGCAGATGGCGGCATTCCAGCGCCAGATGCGGGAGACCACGACATGATCCAGTCCGGCGAGTACAAGGCGTACCTCAAGAGCACTTCGGTGTCGCAGGGCGACATCTGGGACGTGCACTCGGCCACAGAGGTCTACCACGTCGAGAAGGTCAAGC